TATAATAATCTAATAAAAGGAGCATATAATAGAAGTGAAAAATTTGTAAAAAGACCATCAACAAGAAAACGAAAACCTAAAAAATATTTGGATTAAGTCGGCGTTTTAAATATTTAAAGGTGTAAAACAAATGGTATATATAAATAATTGCTATGTGTAGAATTCGACCTTGTATCTATAGATAATGAGATGGATTCGTTGGCATTAACAGTATTGTCATACGATTCGCCGGACCAATATATATATATTTATTAGGAATATTATTCCAAACACGGTTTTTGATTAAAAAAATGAGATTGAATTACAAAATCACATGTCTTTATATTTTTATATTCTATTTTGATATTTGGATAAAGTTTGGATAATAAATACTCTATTATTTTAGAACCCCATCGTCCCATCCCTTCAGACCCAATTGTAATTTTCATTTTTAATAATACTATAAAATAAAAATTATATTCTTAATGTAATGTCATTAAGTGTATTAAAACGTAAAACGAGTGCTAAGTATGGTAATCATACAAACAAGTCGGGTTTTTCCATCAATGGTAATACATCTCAACAATCCTATATTGGCAAGCCTAAGAATAATGAATCATCCTGTTTTTGTAATACAATGATGCCCATTAATTTTAAAAGTGTCAAGAATTACAACGCCTATAATAAACATGGTAACATAACTCGCTGGTATAAACGGGATTATACTCAAGGTGAATGGGATGCTGCCTTATTAGAATCCGGTTTAACTATTACCGATTACCCGTACCCCCCTTCAGGTAAAGTACAGTTTATAAAAAACAACTGGGTTCAACGTAACGAACATGATACCAGTTCTCATATTTACACTCATAGTAAAAAACAGCGAGTCTTAAATAGAGAATTGGAATGTAAATCCAACGCTGATTTAACAGTTTCTAACAATACTAATTCGTTTTTTCTAACAACTACTGGCGTAATACGACCTCGTTGTGCACCAATTGACAAGGATATTGGACTCGATAAAGGTAGCGAAACGTCATTAGAGCGAATAAAATACAAAAGAGCTCTTCATAAACCAAGGGGGTATGAAAAACCGTTTCCTTACACTACAACAAGCCCTACGTTTAGAGCATGTACCAAACCCCAAAAACAGGCTATAGACGCACTCAAATCAGGATATTATAATATAAATACACCATGTCCCCTACCTTAAAACTATTTGCTTTACTATAACTATATTAAATATCTATATAAATATCTATAATTATAGTAAAGTAATGGATAAACAAGAAGCCAATATACACTTAAAATTAGGAGATATTATTCAATTGGCTTCAACAACGACAACCACCATCAATGACCGTATCTATATTATTATATATATCGACGACGAAACTATTGTTTTAAACACACCTAATGAAACTGAGCCATTGGTTCTTACTATGGACGAAGCTGGTATTTTTTCCAACATAAATATCGATGAAATTACTCTTTTAAACCGCAGTGATAAAGAAGGTTATTTAGCCCAAAACAATCTTATAGTTGGAAATATTATCGAATTGGTTTTTATTGAAGAATCCGGTAATGTACAAAGAATTTATGGGAGACTGACTACTATCGAGGAAGATATGATGGCACTTACACTCCATCCTTCTAAAGAAATTATTTATATTGATTTTGGCTACAAAGGTATTCCATTGGAGTTAAACCTGCGATCTATTAATGTTATAGAGGCGTTCCCAGTAGAAGCCGAAAAAAATGTAGTAGAACCCACAAATTCATTAAACGCTACTCCGGATGAGCCGAGTTATGAATTGCCCTTACCTCAAGACCAGCCTATAGAAGAAGCACAAGACCGGGTTAAACAACTTTTTATAAGTGCTGATAATTTGTTTTTAGGTGCCGACTTAGGAGAAATTCAACAAGACGTACAATTAGGTGAAAAAGAACGCCGGTATGGTATCGATACACAATTAAATGATTTATTGGACGAGTTGTTATCTGTGGTACCAAATGAAGAACGAAACGAGAGAGTTCTCTCGAATATTAACAACATGATAGATAAATTTAAGCAGTTGAGAACCAAGCATTCTACCTTTGATGAATCAAATAATGCTAATAAAAAACCTGAAGATATATGGGTTAATACTCCCTTGGTGAAAAATATGCAACAATTTAAACATTCTTTAAATTGGATTATTCCAGTAATAAAAGCTAAAAAACAACTATTTAATCTTAATTTAGAGGAAGAATTGATTAAGGATATAAATTCGAGTACTAATCAATCTGTGTTATCTGAATTAAATAATTTTATTGACAATTATTACAAAGGTGATACAACAAGTCAGTATAAATATGAACAATACATGCGTTTTATGAATTCTTTTTTTAAACCTATAAGTGAAGTTGTATCGTCTGAAAATGCCATTATTAACGAAGTATCGGTTTCTAAAAACATCAATGTAATCCTAGACAACCTTGATGACTTTTATAGCGAGGTTGCCGTTGGTATTTCCAAAGACCAGGTAGCCTTATCTAAACAACGGTTTGTATCCACAGTCTTAACCGGGAATGAATCTCGAACACAGTTAGTAAAAGGGAAAATGGGGGATTTAACCGTCAATACTATTCCCGTAGTAAATGGTAATATCATGCAACTAAAGTCATTTATGGTAATACCCGAATCAATTGTATCTCAAAATAAAGCGGGTTCTCTCAATACGCTAATTATTGACAAAACAACATCCAATACCAATACTGATTATTATAATTACTTACGTAAAACTACAAGTGTAGTCAATCATTATGTAGGAAACGCTGATGATGATAATCTCACGCTAAAATCATCCATAACCAGACTGATTACAGGTCCCGTTAATAAACAAAACAATATTTACCATATCGAACCATCCCAAGCATTTATGGAAGCTTTTACTGATTTACCAGAAAACGACCAACGTGAAGTATATCTGGAATTTTTATCACAGTTTATACCTTCCAATAAAGACATCTTACGAGAGCTTAACATGTCCAAAACAAGTTATCTCAAGGACATTACGAGTTTGGATAGGCTGTTTGTAGAATTAGAGGCTTTTTTGATAGACAGGGATAATTTTACGCGGGGTGATATGGTTGAGGCGCAGAAAATCATTGATGCTAATATTAATCGTATTAAAAAAAAACTTATTAACCGGGGTGACGAGTTAAATATGCTAATTACCAAGGAGGTTGGAAAGACGACGGTATTGACGGGGATGACAAAAAATGCAATACGTCTTTTGCTAGCATCGGTTCCAATTGTGGAGGATGGTGAAAACGATCCGACGACGGCATCCTCTTCCGATCTGACAGTTATAAATATTATAAGAAACGCGTTGGAAACATATTATACATTGTCTTTAAACGTCTCGCCAAGTGAAAGCCTAAAACGGATTAACGACTATGATTATGGACATTTTTTAAACTTATGTCTTTCTTATCTAAGTATTGGCTTACATAGCAATGTTAATCTTAATAGTGAATTGACGTCTATAGACCAGCTTATTACTGCAGAGATGGAAAATAATCAGGGTTCTAGCGAATGTCAGACAGTTACGGTGGTGAAAAAATACCATACCATAGAAGACTTAAATGCCGATAATGGTTCTATTATATATGTCGATGCGGAATACGATTCGACCCGCTACGATATTATTGATATTTATAACCAACAGCAAAAAACAATGACTCCCCCACAATTCAAGGAGTTTCTTAAAGATAAATTGATGGAAAATATTGGATTAAATGAGCAAACTGCTCAAAAGGAGGCCGACGCCATGATTTCAGGAAAGCGTCTTGTTGAAGAAACGGATGTCGCATTACTAGAAATTACGGGTGATAAACCTCGCTATTATTCTCGAGTCAATAACCAATGGAAGCGGGATACTACTATAAAATACGACGTTCAAACTGGCAATCTTGTGTGTGCTACCAAAAAAGAATGCTATTCTGTTAAGAACAAATGTGTGGATGAAGATGTTGCACGACAGCTCGTTGAAGCAACAGATTTACAGGCTATGGTGAATATATTTGATATTCAACGAGAGAAAAATAACGCTCAATTAAAGAAAAATATAGGCAGTACCATACGCTCACTCTTTAATAATAAAAGTAATTCTGATCGGTATAAAGAGGCTATACGACAAAAAGACGGTATAACGCGAAAACGGATTGCAACTGAAGCGGTATTCGATAAACAATCCGATGGAAGCAAACTTAAATCCCCTTATAGCAAGTTATTTCAAGCTATTATGGGCCAAGAGGATTTTGTTCAAAAACAACATAATATTGTTAAGTTTGTAAATCAATTTACATACGATGTTAGTGATAATTATTGGTATTTATGTATTAAAACATCTCAAAAATTGATTCCTAAATTTATATTTCAACTTGCAAAGGCTTTTTTAGGAACCGATGACTATTTTTTGGTTCGGGAACAAATCTGTGCAAACCAAGGCGTTTTGAGTGATGATGGTGATAAATGGGTAGATAAACACAGTGGGTATGTTATAAAGACGGTAGACGCTAGTGGTGAAGAGGGTTATGATGGTGATGGGTACAAACTCCAATCAAGAGAAGCATTGGAAAACAACATGGATGCTATTCTCAAGCAACGACAACAAGATTTACAAACTGAAGATACAAAGAAAGAAGGACTGGCTTTTACAGATGCCGATTTTACCGCCCCTTATGCCAATAGTGTCATAAAAATCATAAACGCGTTGGGACGTTCAATGCAACTCGAGCTGCATACTCACAAACCATTTATTGTAAATACTGTATTACGGTTTAACGATGCTAATTTTTCAACCAAAGAAAATTATGATAAAAAGGCATTATTAATAAAAAAACAAAAAAACATTACACTACCGTCATTCGATATAGCAATCAACCTAAATCTACTTTTATTAACATGTTGCTGTGTTATATTATCGATACAATTGGCTAAACCAAGACTCAATACATCTAAAAATGTAGCGGGGTGTTTTAAATATTTTAAAGGATTCCCTTTCGACGCAAATGGGGATCAAGGTGCGCTTGTCTATATAGCATGCGTCGTCAGTAAGATAAAAAACCCCAAGACTATGCCGTGGAAAGCTATTGGTAAAACGCGAGTGGAAGGGTTTGTAAAAAAAATGATGGCTAAATTTGACCGACAAATTTTAAAAGATCGACAGATTGTCGATAGTATTGAGGAGAAACATGAATGGGTTAAATTACATCCAGATGAAGAAGACGCGTTGGTTAGCAATGTCGATAGAAATGCGACGCTTGAATTATGGACCACATTTAAACCATCACTAGATATTAGTTATGCGACAACGAGTGTTAATTCATTAAGTGACGAGTTTAAGAGAGAAATGCTTGGTGAATTAAAAAAAGGTAGTCGAAAATTCAATGATAATATGAACGTTATTATGGGAAAAATAATAGAACAAGCGATATTTTACAAAAATAGCGTTCATGGTGTTGTACGGGATTCTGATATGCTATTAAAAAACGCTTATCAAGAGCCTTATATGCAAAACTGTTTTGGAAGCACACCTCTCCGAGAGAAGGGTGTTATTAAGTATTTGAACTCTAAAAACAACATGCTAACAAATATTGTAGATACCATTCGAATAAACGAAAAGATTGTTGCCGACCTGCGGGCTATTATTAAATCCCCTACAATGAATCCTTTTTTTAATACTCGAAAAACCATTATAGATTCTACTTTGGATTTTAATGAAGGAACAATATATAAGTATTTTATAAAACAATGTGAATTTGGAACAGACATACCAATAACTCCTGCTCTTACCCGACTATGTGGCTCTAAGCCACATGATTTTGATGTCTCTAAACCACTAAAAGAACAGTTGGCTCATTTAAAAAGCAATGGGTATCAGTTTTCGAACACTTCTCTCCAAGAACTCTTAAAATACGTCGGACAATCCACTACCGTAAGTAAAGACCTTTTTAACGAATTGTATGGATCGACACATTATTTGTTTAAGGATTTTTTATTACAGATTAGTGAAATGAGCCACCAATCGCCGTTAAACGAACATTTGTTTGATGCTACAGTAGTAAGTGGATTAACAAAACTATTTTCATCTTCATTGCTAACACCGAGCGGCTTCGTCGACGAGTCAACCTATAACCGTTTTAATAAAGATAGTGGAATAATGAGAGAACTTAAAAATCAATTGTCATTGGTGAAAGATACTACTAAAATCACCATTAAAGAGTTTATACAAACACCGTCATCAACGTCTAGAAAACAGAAAAAACAGTTAGAGTCCTTTACCACATTAATGGAAACAATAGCAACGACGCAAAGAAAACATAGTAGCTTAAAACAATTAATGCACCTTACATGTATCGTGTTTCCAAACATGGTAATAAATAATGCTGATTTTTCTAATATAACACTACCTAAACATTGGGGGCTTTCTGATTTACATTCACGAGATGTAAAAACATTTTTACTGAATTTTTATCAAGGCTTTAAACAGTTTTATTCAGAGGCGACCGAGGCTGGCGACGAAGGTTTGGATGGTATTGACGAAAGTCTCAATAGTATTAACCTGTTTAAACGTGCTTTACTTTTGGCTAGAAAACCATTACGTACGCTCTATTTAATGATAGATAATCTACCATTAAGCTCTGAGAAAAACAATTCAAATGGTTTTTTTATACTAGACGCGCGTTTTTATGATTTGTTTTTCGATTACATGTTTGTAAAAGTAATTGACATCATTATAAAATGTGTCAATCTTATCAATAATAGAAGCGCGGTGCTGCTTAATTATGAAAAGTCGCGAATAGGGCTTACTAAACAAGGTGATATTACAGATAGTAGGAAATTCGATCCTATTACCGAAGACGAACTAAGCGAGTTTGTGAATCGTCAAATGAGTGACGAAGATATGGTTTATAATGATGATGCTGGTGTTATTGGTATATTGAACGATTATTTTATTCATACCTTTGGACTAGTTTCTAAATATTATGATACTTCTATGGTTAATTACGACACTATTTATAAGAAAATATTATCCAGTCGAGAGAATGAGAAAAACACGATTACCAGGACACTAAAAGATATGACGGATGAAGAAAGAGAAATACAGAATTTATTTAAAGGGCATAAATTGGAAAGCTGGGGTAAGGGGCTTACAAAAGGGCTTACTCGATATGTTAAGGAAAATTACGATGAAGAACGCGTTGCAATGGAAAAACGGCTTAATTATGAAAAGACAATGGGGGTTGTCGATAACGCGACGCGGATGAATATGGAGATTTTTATGGAGGCAGCTACCTATGAAGAATTGATGGATGCTGAAATAGACGCGGAAGTCTACGATACGGCACATCTGGGCAACGATGATGATCATGGTGATATGGATGGTGATGAATTTTATTAATTAATATAACTCTAAAGACCGACTATTTTGAAATATTGTATATAATAAGTATTTACACGACGATCGTACTCCCAATATCCTTACCCAATACCTGTTTTAATGTACGATAAATATCGGTCATAATTATTTCATAATAGCCTTCCCAATATACCTGTTCGCTTTCATAAGCACCAATAGTTATCTCCTGGTTATTTAATTTTCGTGTAAGGGTTTGTTTTATACGCGAGAAAGGTAGCTTCTTTTCAATATCAGTCACTATATGATGACACATAATACACATGTATTGACATTTATCAATTTCTTTATAAATGTCAATAATTGGCTCTCCGTTATTGACCATCGAACATACGCTGTTAGTTTTATTAAACATATTTATGTGGTCGAGGTGAAATCGTCCAGTTTTTCTATCGCGATTCGGCGGCGCTTCATTACACAATACACATACAACTGGCCTATAGTCTCTAATCTGCTCCCAAACGGCTGTCCGTTCTGTATCGTAAGTATCCCAACATGGATCGCATAACATATTACCTTTCCAAACCCGAAGAGTGTTGGTTTGAATATTAAATAACCTTTTATGACAACCATGGCACTTGGTTGCGTTGGACACAATACTCTTTATATAACCATCCACATCTATTGAAACACCGTCTAATAATTCCTGTGGAGAGAGTTCAAGGTATAATTTTTTACATAAATTTATAGAAATACCCAATTGTTCTGAAATATCGACCAAATAAATTTCTATTGCAGTATCTCCTAGTAAATCCTTGGTAAGAAGGTGTGTTTTTATTTTATGTCTCAGTCGTGCATGGCGTTCCTTATAGAGTTTGCATTCAATTTGTTTAGATGTATGTCCCAAGTCGTGACAATTTTTACATACCTTTCGACGCTTGTCTTTTGTCGTTAAAACGAGTAATTGTTCTAATACACTAGTAAAAGTTATCGAATGAATACAGTCTGTCATTTTAGTGGTAGGTTATATAAGTATATTACGACCATCCGTAGTTCAATTTAAAACGAATTTATTATAAGTATTTTTACAATAGGCTTTTATATAGATATATCTTAAACGATATGACTTCTAATATTTCTACATTTGTCCTTAAAAACCGCCTTTTAATGAGTATGATAGTTTTCACAGTATTTTTCGGTATTACTATGATAATAAAACCGAATTTTATTATTAATAATGACGGTTCTTTTCGCGAGTTTGGGGTAGGTACAACATCAAAAACAGTTATTCCAATGTGGGTTTTTGTTATTTTTATTGCGTTGATGAGCTACTACGCAGTTAATTATAGTATAGTGTTTTCAAAATTGGAATTTTGATTTTGACAACGATATACGTATTAAAATATCTTAACAACAATTAACCTTATTTTATATGATAATATACTGAATACGTTGCAAGTATAATAACTTTAACAATAGTGTATATTATGGATAATTCTATTCAATTAAATAAAAGATAGCCTTTTGTTTCTTGATTTATGATAAAATAAACCATGAAGCATTGTGGTATCAATACTTAAAAAATATCGATAGGGATAAATACAATATTTATATACATTATAAACACGATATACCACTTTTATATTTTAATAAATATAAACTTTTAACAACGATACCAACGCAATATGGTGGTATATCTATCGTAATGGCTCAACTGTTACTGTTACAGGAAGCATTAAAGGATAAAGACAACCAACATTTTATTTGGTTATCACAGGCATGTGTTCCTCTAAAATCATTTGATACTATTTATAATTCACTAGATGAAACAAAATCTTATTTTAATTTAGCACCAGACACACAAGTTTTCCCGAGGGCTAACCTGTGTTTAAAATATATTAGAGATAGGAAAAGGGTTAAAAAAGCTAATATGGCATCCATTGTAAATAGAAAACACGCAATATTTTTTTTAACAAATCATTCTCATATTCGTAAAATATTTAGTGGAATTAAGCATGTAGATGAAATAGCACTAATTACTGTATTACATTGTATGAATTTACAACACGAAATTATTTCAACACCTAATATTGCAGCAGGGGCTATTATTTTCGCTCAATGGAGTGATATTGACAATTATAAAGTATTTCAAAAATCTATAAAAAAAAACGATTATACTTATATGTCTATATGCCAAGAAGAATTAGACTATTTAGTTAAGTCCAATAGCCTATTTGGACGTAAGTTTGAAGAAGGATGTCGGGGTTTAGAGAATTTGCTTGATATGTTTTAATCTTTTGAATATTTAAAACACCAACCTAATCCATATATTTTTAGGTTGGTGTTTTATTGTTGATGTTATTTTACACATTTTTCATTTCTATCATACACTCTTTTTATTAAATTTATATAAATGTGTATTTGTATTTCTTCTAATACATATTTACATTTTTAACTAATTCATCATACGTTAATCCCTTTTTCTTTTGTAATCGTGATTCTATCGCATTTGTATAATGTTGATATGGAACAGCATATAATAAATTATTATCCTTTTTAATTACATCCTTTACAAGTTGATTTCTATGACTACTCGCATTATCTAAATAATTAATTTATTTTTATACTTTCCATTTATAAATTTGTTAATAAAATCAACCATTCTATTACTATCAATACCTCCTTTTATATACCTCATATTCAATAACAACTTTTAAAGAAATAGCAAATATCACAGTATATTTTTTGAATACTTCTTGACTTTCGGTTTTGACTACACACCTTTCCCTGATTATTCATAATTTTTTCTTCTAATCATAAATGAGTTCAATAGTGTAAAATACTTATTGTTGTATATACCACTAGTACCTATTCATTTAATATATAGGTATCTTTGTTGTTGTTATTATCAGTACTTATATCTTGTTTATGGTTATCGACATGCAGACGATGTAGTTTAATCATATCACTAGACGATACATCACATTTTAACGTCGCTATATTGGATATAGAATACGCGGTTACTAATAGTCCAGATAAATAATACCACATATATTCGGCAACAATGTCTTTTAAACGAACAAGATCATATAATTTAGTAATATACTGATCAATATCGGGTTTAAATAGTTCAGCAGATCTCTCAATAAAAGCTTCCATCGTATCAGGTGTAATTGAATTTATTAATAGAGACGGGTCTTCATATATAAGGCGTAATGACGCGTTAAGTGGTCCGTCCTGACCACTTTCCACTGGTAGCTTTAATATATCTTTTAATAATAACGTACGCACCCCCATAAGTCGCGTTAATCCGTATCCAAAAGTATTAGAAAACGGGGCTTTAAAAGATGGAAACGCTTTTAAAGTATAAAATATCACTATAAAAATCAATACAAATGGCAATATCGTGTTAAAAAAAGCTGTACCATAGTCTCCTTTACCACCACATTTATCCTGTATGCTAGTAAAATTAACGTAAAATTGAAGACCCATCACACTAAATATATATATTAAACCCATGATACTCTGAATGGCGGGCTGTCCACGTGTTAAATACTTTAATGTCGCGAAAATAGCCGTCATTATGGAAAATAAAAGCAATGAATTCAACATTGTATTCTATATAATTAGTATATAATTATATAGAATTTGACGTTCATTTACCGTATTCTTTTATTTGATTACAGTAAATGAGAACCACGGCACCAAGTGTCATTGAACCTGGTATGAGCTACTATATGAATTATACATTAGAAAATACTCAATTGTATAAGCGGTCTATTATAAATACCGTATTTAACTGCATATTGTTTCTAGGTTTTGTATCTATTATAGGAGGTATTCTTGTCTATAGTTATAAAAACAAGCCTTCACAAGAGGACAGAGAACGTTTACGTCGAGAGAACACCCAACGTATTATTGAAAAGGTTCGGTCTCTTAACCATAAGTTTTCAACTCATATTCATAATATTGATAACCAAGACGATTTATTTACAAATACATCATTAATTACAGATTTACCTCCACTTAAATTTATATAACTATAGTATGTCAAGTGGTTATAATAACGATACTTCTCTCAATAAACACTCTATCCGCTACACTAAACACGACACCTCGTCCTCGCTTGTAAAACAAATTGATAATTATTATACATTAAAAATGGAATATGACGCGGAAAAAACTAAAATAAAAAACAAGATTAGTAGTAATAATAATTCTGTTAAAGAAAAACAAAAAGAATACAAGTCGATCGTTCCAAAATGTGTTAGCTGTAAGCGTGTTGTAGGTATGGTATTTGAAGAACAAGATAATCTTCTCATCGCCCAATGTGGCGCTACATCAGGCAAGTTTAAGGATAAAAAAGGGGCTATTATTGATCCATGCAGTCTTAATATTAGTATTAATCGACCGGATTACTACGATATTGAAAATATTATAGAGGAATATGGACGAATACTTTCTAAATTAAAAAAGGATATTAAAATACTTAAATTAAATCATCTCTATCAACACATAGACGACGACGATAGTTTATCAATGTATCAAAATTTAATAAAAGAGTATGAATCGTATTCTGAAATATATGCTTCTCTCCAGGCCTTTCATATGGAGGAAGATAACAAAGACAAAGAAGGGCGAATGGTGTTGAAAAACCAGATTCTACAATTACATTTGTCTATTATTGAAGGATTTAAATCTGCGGAAGACAGTGATGACCCTAAAGCAGTGAAACGAACCACATTTGGTTTTTACAACGAGTATTTATCTTTAATAGATAAGGAGCGTGAAAATAAAAAATATAAAACGTATTTTATCAATGACGATGATTATATAGGGAGTGAGACGTTCTTAATGAGAGATAACGTTCAGCAAAACGAAATTATTATTTAATAGTAGCCATTGAATGACAACAATGAAGGACGCTTTTGATTTCCAAAGCACTGGGTGTTATTCTCATGTCGCCCAATGTTTCACTGGTATCCTTACCCAGTATATAATAATCATAATTTAATTGACCAATGATGGATAGGCGACTAATCATATAATGGAGACATTTAATACTATCATATTCAATAGGGGGTAGAGGATAAGTACCATTTATAATAGAGTTTAAACCATAGTCTAATGATTCTGGTGATAAGTTAATAAAATAATCATATTGTTGAGGGTCGCTTATTGACAACAGTTTGCCACTTCTGTAGGCTATGTTTAATTTCCAAAAATCATTTAATTTAACCGTCATTTCTGATTCTGTGTATTTTTTATCATCGTTAATCAATCGCGGTAGATGTTCATCATCGTACATGTTCATCGTGTATAGTATCATCGACAACTTCAAATAAGTTATTCAATTTAACTAAAAAAGGATATAGCTATAATATAATGAAATTCTTCGATTTATATTATTTTAGTATCAGCTTTGCCATTGGCGTATTTTTCGTCTATTGTCTAGGACCCGAGAGAAAGGAGATTGTTGTTTATCCATCAGAAGATACCCTTAAAAAAATACAATATGAGGACGACGCTGGACAGTGTTTCGGTTTTGACATTGAAAAAACAACGTGTCCTATAAACCCGGATAATATTCAAGAGATACCAATCCAAGCTTACGGTATGTAACATAGTGTTTTTTGTATGAATAATATTTTTATAAACGTTATATAATGAATATACGGCGACTTCTTTATGGAGAATACAGTAAGCATATTATTTCCATAATATTAGGATTTGGTTTGGCGACATTATTCAGATACTCATGTAAAACGAACGAATGTATTCGGTTCGTCGGCCCGCCTACTTCTATACTGAAAGACAAAGTGTTTAAATACGAAGACGGGTGTGTAAAACTAACACCAAAACACGAAAAATGCAATACCATTAAGAAACACGTTAGGTTTCAGAATTAACTATGTAAATACTTTATATGTCCAGTGATACAACGTCAATCCAACAATTACCACAACAAGACTTGTCACAATCACATTCATTAAACAATACTATTATATCATCTCAAGGTAGTCAGGGGCGACAAATCAATGAAGGTGAGCGGCGATTGAACGCTGATGATATTTCGCAACGAATTCAGTCCATGACAACAGCAATACCTCCGCAATCCCAGCCACATTCCCAGCCGCAATCCCAGTCAAATACCGTCCAACAAAACGAAATGGGTAGTTTATTAAATTCTATAAATCAATTAACGACACAATCCAATTCTCAAACCGGTATTCCAATCCACCAAATAAATGCTCAAACAACAACAATGGATCCCTATTCGCAGGTGAATCATATAGACCATGGACAACAGCCTTTACCATCAGCAACCTATCAACAACCTCCCTTAAGAGAACAAGAATTAAACAATCATAATAATCAAATATATCACGGAAACCCCAAAGAAAGAAAATCGTTTTATCAATCGTGGTTTGACGAATTAAAAATACCACTTTTAATATGCTGTCTTTTTTTCATATTCCAAATGCCGTTCTACCGACAGAATCTACACAAACACTTTAAATTTTTATTTCAGAGCGATGGTAATATGAATTTATATGGATATGTATCCTCCAGTATTTTATTTTCCATAGGTTATTATATTCTCAATAAAGTAATAAAATAACACGGTAAGTGATCAGTATATTCCATTAATTAACTTCTATAATTTATTTACAATAGAAGTTAATAACACACAACCTATACCGACTCATTTAGACATTTTTTTACCCTTCTTAACAGTTTTGTTATTTTTCCGTTTAGGTATTATTTTACGTTTCATTTCACTTGGTACATATCTCAAGAAATACCGTTCGAATTCTTTTAAATCCTTTGAACGTTTTAAGGACTCGTATTTTTCAGATTTTGTCCTACGAATATCCATAATCGTTTCTTGGTAGCCGATACAAGGTAGGTTGAATCGTTTAAACAACCCTTTTTTATTTAACCGATGTTTTTGATGTAATTCAAACATATAATTTGCTAGACATACAATACGATCGTTGTTAAGATGGTCATGATCAGAATATAAAAAGGCCAAGTATAAATTTAACATTGTATCAATTGTCGCAATATTGACATTATTGTCATTAATACGTAATGTGTTGTAATTATGACAGGCTAGTGCTTTGTATATATAGGCTATACTTTTTTTATCGACAATAACCTCATAGTGCTCCGATACGTTCTCACCAATGGCTTTATGAGGGGTTATTGATACAGTATCGTACCCATCATACTCCAATTTGGCTTTAAGCAACATAGCATCTCTATACGCGTCGGTGGAAATAACATCGTAATATGGAATTATCTCGAGTTGTTTTTCTTTATGATTATCCATATATTCAGCATAAAGAGAAGAAGCATATCCTCCAAAAAAGACGACACCTAGCCCAATTAAATGTTTCAGTGTCAACGTTCTAATATCGTCTTCACGTTGGCAAACCTTCTTGGTTTTACATTGTATTGCTTTAGAAAAATCCATTTCATAACATTTTGCACTTGTTTTCATAGGAAACGACTTGTTTAATAATCCCAACCGTTTCGCTACTTTTACCCATCGCGATACATCGCCTCGGGGGCGAGAAAGCTCCAAATACATTGACATTCTTAGATAATCTGGTGAAGCATAGGCAATACCAAAGACATCCATCGATTGTTGTTTAAGGAGTTTAAACACAACCTTATCCATTTGAGTTATGTCGGCTATTGGTATAAAATTAACATATACTTTATAGGTACCAGTGTGTATCCCACTTTTGGCTTCAACTTCATTAAAACCGTGTTGGGTATAAATATCTGCAAGGCGTTTAGCATCATTTAACGCATTTTTACTGAAAAAATCATAATCGGGTATTTCTTTATGATAATCGTAAAATTGATCTTCCAATGGTAATATATTATTAATTGCAGTTCCACCATAACAGATTAATTCGTTTTCTCTTAAAAAATCCTCTACAACTGTAATCATTTTTTTTATCAATGGTGAATTAACTTCTTGTTTTTTAGTATTTTCTGATAATTTATCTACCTGTTCCTCCACGAGTTCGAGTTCTTTATCCAACAGTTCATTCTCTTTTAAATTGTAGGTATATCTTGGATGTTTTCCAGAGCGGTAATGTAATCTAGAACGTTTTTGTCTTCGCGTCTTACCATTATATGTTTTTTTATGCTTCTTGGTAGCCTTTTTACTCATTATTATAATGTAATATTTTATTCGCTCCTTACTACTCGTTACTCGTTTTGTACGATTATATATCTTAGTATATTAAATATTTATAGTAGCATACGGTTTCTCAACACTTCTCGGACCAAAACTTAATTTAGGGTCTTGGTCTGGTGGTTTATCAATATAAACTGGCACAAATCGCAGTTCTTCCGGTTTTAATACGAAAGCATGTCCTTCGTTTTCAAAAAAAGAATCTATAAATTCCAGATGTTCATCGTAATTCTGATAGTTCATAGCGATAAATTGACAACCGTATCGTTTATGTATAACTGCTTCAATATTGGCGTTTGATGACGATAAATTTGGCATACTAATAGTCATGTTTTTTTTATTAAATTCGACCAATTCTTCGTAATCTGGTGTATATTTAACATCATCCTCACGTAAAGCCCTCATAAACACGGCATTTGAAGCTATGTTGGTAATCTCGTCCATTTTAGTATCTTCAAATAGTGGATTTTGTTTATCAACAATAATAATAATTTTACCCATAAAACCGGTAATAGGTTCTGCTCCAAGGTTATTACCACTAAATTCATTATTGTATTTAGCATTTAATAATCGGGAGGACAACTTGGTCTGTATTAATTCAGCCATAGTATCATACATTGGTTTATTGTTGCTTTTTATTCTGAAATGTAATAATAACGGGTCTTTAGAGTTGGGCGCTTTGGATCCACTAAAAGCATAATTATTAATGTAGTCTAATACGGTACCCAAGTCTAGACTATTAAAAGTCTCTTTAATATAATACTCATCCTTGCTGGATACTGCCACCACTGGGCGACCATTCATACTGTATATCTCAAAATCCAAACACCGCACACCCTGTTTGAGAGCATTTTCTAGACTACATAAATCAACATAAGTATTTTTAAAATCACCAATCGCACAGCAGTTATAAGCAGTTTTAACATAATAGTCTCTCAGATTGTATTTATAATTCATATCATTCTGGTTAATTGAAGTCAATTTCGCATAGTCTTTGTATATTCTCGTTAATACTTTGCATTTAGAGGTAATATAAGTATTGTAATATCTATTATAGTATATAATAAGACCTACAATAAGCGCTATCATAAAATAAACCAGTAAGTTTCCTAAAAGGGATGGGGGAGCGGATTTAACACTCGATAACGTATTTTTTAAGGTCTCCATTATAAATACATAATAAAATTAAAATACATCCAACACGTTGATATTGGAGACACTTTCGTAAACGTATTTATAATAACCTGCGATGGTTGGTAAATAGTTATTTGATACTGTATATTCTATATAGACACATAAAAAAGAGAGTATTACGCCCACCAACGCTGAGATATGATTAGGTAAGTTTTTCAAATACATCCCTGTCTCTTTAAACTGTGATTCTAGTGTATCTTCTATAGACGTCATTGCTTGATAGATGAGTGTTGTTGGTAGTAAAAATGTAATCAGTAGGGCGGATGAAGACGCCGCCAATCCATAAAACACGCTTTTGTATTTAATTGATACGATGCTTACAACGGTGGATATACCCATAAGTGCAATAAAATTAATGGCTGTCGACGACCAAAATGAATATTCACTGAGTGGTGATGGATAATATAAATTATCAAAATACACTTTTGAATGATTAAGAACGTTCGCAAGCAAATCTAAATTGGAAAAATAGTACAATAGTAAATAAGTTCTATTAAACTTCGATAAGACATAAGGCACTCCACCAACAAACACAATAATAAATACCAAGAATCCGACAATTTCTTTCCATAAAGGAACACCTAATAATTTTAGTTGAGTATCAATATTTTCTTCAATACTGTTGGTAGTACCATCATGCGACAACAGAGAAACCATTATATGTTTATTAGATTTAAATAGTGTCTTTATAGAATAACGTCAATTAAGTATTTAAATAATAATATATTTAAATACTTAATTTTAACAGAGATTAATAGACATGCCAGGTGGGTTGATGAATTTAATCGCTTATGGTAATCAAAATATAATCTTGAATGGAACACCAACAAAATCTTTTTTTAAAGCATCATATGTAAAATATACTAATTTTGGCCTACAAAAATTTAGAATTAACCATGAGGGTCAGCGTCAATTGGATTTGACCAAAGAGACTCATTATACTTTTAAAATGCCGAGGTATGGCGACTTATTAATGGATACCTATCTTGTGATGCGCCTTCCTCATATATGGAGTCCTCTATACAAGCGAACCAGCGAAGAATCCGAATTTTACACATATATACCCTATGAATTTAAATGGATAGAAGAAATCGGTACTCATATGATTAAGGAAATAAGGATACATTGTGGCAATACGACGCTCCAACAGTATTCAGGTGAATATATCAATATTTGCGCTAAACGGGACAATTCACGAGCAAAGTTAGACGCGTTTGATGAAATGACTGGTAATACACCATTAATAAATAATCCAGCATTACCGACCAAACAAATTAACAATTCGCTAATAGGATCTCCAGTTGTAGGCTACCCATCGGCATTTTTTGATACAACTTCTCTTAGTGGTGGCGGACCAGAGCCATCTATACGTGGAAGGCACCTTTATATACCTATCGGGTCGTGGTTTTGCAATTCAAGCAAACAGGCGTTTCCAATGGTAGCGTCACAATATAACGAATTGTATATCGATATTACAATGCGCCCAATAAAAGAATTGTTTGTTATTCGCGATGTTTCGAATTCCTATCAAGGAAGCCAGAACAGTTTAAGTTATATCACTGGTGATAATTATACCTTTAGCGACGAATCCTTAGCATTCTATAAAACATTGGATTTTGATTCACCTAAAGAACGAAAATTGTATATAGACAATCTCCCATATATACAACCAAACTTCAATCTAAGTGAGCATGCAATGTACCGATTTCTTCACCCACCACCCAACAGCGATTTTGATTATACCAATGCTGATAAGAGAACCGATTTTAATTCGGATATCCATCTTATTAGTACATATGGGTTTTTAACTGAGGAGGAAAATCGTCAAATAGCTAAAGACGAACACTCCTTTTTAATTAAAGATGTACGAGAATACACATTTCACGATTTAGTGGGTACTCAAAAGGTCGAACTAGAGTCCACTGGATTAATAAGCAATTGGACATTTTTCCTTCGCCGTAGTGATGCTAATATAAGAAATCAATGGAATAATTATATCAACTGGCCATATAAGTACGTAAAACCACAGTTAAATATTGAAAGGGAGACCGCTAGAGATATATTGTCTAGTAATAATCAACTCTATGATATATCGCTTATAGGTCCCAACGCTATGACTTCAACCGATTTTAATTATATAGAGTCCCCTCTTAGATTATATTCATCCGGGTCATTTAATATTCAAAATGAGAGGCGAATATTAAAAAAATTTGGAATACAATTAGATGGCAAGGTTCGAGAGAGCGATTTCCAGTCTGGGTTGTACGATTATATAGACCCTTTTATGCGTACTTCTGGTGGGTATGAAGAAGGGCTACATGTGTATAATTTTGGTCTTAAAACTGATCCATCAACAATTCAACCTAATGGCGCTATAAACTTGAGTAAATACTCTAGGATAGAATTAGAAATAGAAACCGAAATACCACCACTCGACCCGGATGCAGAGTTTAATACAGTATGTGCGGCCATGGATACGACAACCTCTATTAACGATACGGTTTCTGGTGCTCAAATTCTAGGTGTAAATAAAGAAACATTTCGGTTATATAAATACACTTATGATATGCGCATTTTTGAAGAAAAATACAATATTGTTAATTTTGTTGGTGGGCACTGTGGTCTCATGTTTTCGCGTTAAAAATCGACACTATATACGCTATTATAAGGCTGTGTAGTTTTTTCATTAAACATTCCGGTCGCTGTGGTTAAGGGCTGTACATAATTGGTGCTTGCTGTTGCTGGTGGTGGCGGCATTGATGACTTTGGTGACCCAAACACACCATAATTCATAACCGTGTCTGGGTCTTCCTTTTGGGCTAAACTGCTCTCCATTGTCCGCGTCTGATTGTCCAATGCGTTGCTTATATCCCCCCCAGGTCGATATGGGTTGGGGGCTCCTTTTTGGGACTCTATGCTAACCGCGTTTTTATCAACAATATGCTTCCCAGGTGGAAAGGCACCTTCAATAGAAATTGTATAATAATTATGATACTCCACATTAGGCGCACATGATTTTACCAATGATGGCTTATCGAGAGGGGGTGTGGTCGTTTCGTCATCAACGAGGGAACCCTGTAGATCAATGTTTGAACTATTTTTTCCAGTATTTATAGGCGATGTGGAGTGATTCGTTTCTTGATTAATGTTATTCAAATCAGGACCATCGTTTATCATATTACCAGTAGCACAATCCACATATATTTTTTTCTTACCACAGCCGTCACAACATTCATCAAAAGCACACTGGGACATTGGGTCAGTACATTCATATGGGCATAGCTTATAACACCGCCCATCAGGCTCAGTGTATAATGTATCATCGCATAACGTTGTTATTTTAGTAGGAACATTGCAACCATTAGGACAACTATCATCAGACGGGCATTGGTTATCCATTCCCTCAATTGTTTTACGAGGCTGATAATACTGAATAGTAAATAAACCGAATATTAATACACTAAACAACAGTAAAATAATCTGAAGTGTATCCATAATAATATATAAAAGTATTTTAATATAAATAAATACGTAAAATGTTAAATTACATAAATACATTATATTTTTGTATGTATGTAATTTATACATTATGAATGGTACGGAAGACCCACCTATGAATACCGACGCTACTGATCAAAATGACACCACCTTACCCAAACGTAAAACTCCCGATATTAGAGGATTTTTAAAAGGAATGGGGTTTTTTATATACCATTTATTATTAATTGCCTTTTTAGGGGCTGGATTTAGAATAATGCTTATACATTATGGCGAAAATACAGATAATACATTCCCAGGCATGGATATCCAATCACCCCCTTATTCTTACGGAAAAACACAAAAAGGTGGTCAAGAAGGTCCTCCTCAATCGCATTTTAAAAATTTAGAATCTTTTTTTGACAAGTTTTTCCCAATGGGTAAATGGACGTTTCCATATAAAAACTACTATTCTGAAAACAAAGAACCCAGTGTGATAGGCACACTTGTATTGTGGATAACAGAGTCGATGGCCTATTCTAATCAGATTGTCAGACAGGGTGTCGGTACCGCTATTGAAAGCCTATCTGAATTTAAAAACAACGGCATCGCTTTCTGGTTATTCGGAGGTATGGTATACGCTTCCCTATACATCAGCCTCTTGGTAGGCTTAATAACTGGCTATATAGGACCACTAATGGCTATTAATCGTATATGGGTAGGTTGGCCACTTTTCGCTATGCTATGTATTCCATTGTTTATACCAGCAATTCTCTATATAGCTACACTGTTTGTCGGTCTCACTGGTGTAGCGTACTTTCAAAGCCTATATACTTTTATCATCTCGTTAGGGTTCTTTTTAGTATTTCCATTTAGCCTGACAAATTCGAAAACAATATTTAAAGAAACCTTCTCTCAAAGAAGAAATGGTATCCTACGCGGGGTTCTTATCGGTGCAATAATTAATGCTTTTAGATATCTAGGTAATGGCTTTGGTATTGGCGGCCTCTTGTTGTTTGCACTTACTTTAATTGGACTCGTATAACCGTCTCCCAAATAGATAGTCATTAGTCCATTATTGAGAGACTTTTAATGTTTTTTTGATATTGTATTTCAGCGGCTCTATTTGAATAGTATTTTGTAAAACATAATTGGTTTAATTCAGCACGGTCAGGTATAATACCATATTCGTTTAGCAACAATTTATAAGAGTATAAAAAATAATAAAGATTGGTATTATTAAAAAGCGCAGTGTCAGGGTCATTATTGTAAGAGTAGTACAATATACATGCTTGCCTTACACGTTTGTATATTGTACGTTGAATATCGTCTGAAGGGAGCAACCGTGTTCTATTAGACTCCAATACGACCCTTATATTTTCGTATAATATTAAGGGTATATTTTCACTATGACTTATACTGTTAAAAAGAGAGTAATTATTAGATTGACTTGTAAGATAATCTACGATAATATCTTTGTAATCCTGTTTATTGAACAATGTCTTTATTGGTCGCGACGATATCGGGGGTGATATAAAAAGTATTTGATCAAGATGGTATTCAATACTTTTTCTGTTTATTTTTAGTTTATTGAGTGGAAATATACATTTTTTATATTTAGTAAATGCTTTGTATGATTGGAATTGTTTAATAGTGGTACTTATAGGCGATAATTTAAACTCTTTATCATTATACGAGAGTGTGGTTGTAAAAAGCTCGGGATAGTTATCAACAGAATGTATAAAATAATGAATATCGTCGTTTTTTGAGGACATTATAGAGTTTAATAAAGACAAACAATTTTTATGCGATTCCTCAAATGTGTTTATGTTTAATATAAATATCAGGTTAGTATCCCCAACAACACGACAAACATCATTACATTGAGACCGTGTATGTTCATTTAAAAAATCGGCCATAACTGTACCCTTTTTGTTATTAATGAGATTACATTTAGCTACTATAGCATCATCGTTATAATATTCAGAACAGTCGAATATATAAATATTATAAGGCATTGTTTGTTTTAGACGCACAGCGTTATCCAATACCGTGTCAAATGAGGTTGCCATTAAAAAGGTCATTTTAAATGGTGATTTTAAATTAGAGCTACATATATTTATAAAATCATTAAACTCCATAAGGATGGTACTGTACTAAACCATAATGATATTGTTTTATGTTTATACTATAGTACAATATTGGGTTTAACATTGTCTATTTGAGTTAGTAACACCATCCCAACTCAAATCGCAATTGTTTGCCCATTTTTTTTTAGCACAAAAACCACCATCACCTATATACTCATTGGTATTAAAATTCATTGTCGTCGGACAGTTTTCACTACCGACATTTTTATTATTTTTACATATGGGATTTGTTGGATCGCCATTGTTAGGCTCTGCTTCCCAATAATCAGGACAGCTTGCCACGGTTGGTGGATAGACGCTACTGCTGGCTTTTGAATACATTGACATACCAATAAAGGTTAATACTCCTAATAAGACCAGTGTCGCTATTATTAAAACGCCTCGTTGAAAATTCATTGTACTTTATATTATTATAGATAAAAGAATAACCATGTTCTGCGATACTTCCATGTTTATTAAATACGAAACAAATATATATTAACTATATAAGATGTCCCATAGTATGCCATCCAATTCTACCGATATACAATATAATGGACGTGTTTTATTAAAAGGTCACGAGCCTAAAAGCACATTCAGTCTCTATGAAAAAAAACCGGTGAAATCATGCACCAATTATAGCAATGCTCTAACTGGAACATGGTCAAACACGCCTCTTTCTATTGCCTTTTTCTCAACCAACAATATTACCATTATTCAAAATGGTATTCGAAAAGGAGTCTATGACGTTTCAAAATCGCAATATTTAATTGGTCAGCAAAGTGAAGACGTCTTAAAAGTTATTATGCGAAGTACGTTCCTTCAATTTGCCAAACATAGCCCTACAATACCAATTGTTAATCAAATTACAGAGTTAAATACTCTAGTGCTGGATTACGCAATACGCCAGATATATGGGGAAGTACAGGGTTATTTAAAATACCTCCACGACGTTTCAACCTTGGCGACACCCATGGCCCGACCAGTCATGACGAAAGAATACAAACCGTTAGAAATGACTTATGGATTCTAAAAATAGATGTCGTCATTATTTATAAACGTTGGTTATTAGATGATGTTGTTCGTTATTAAAATTGTTATTACTTGCGTTTAACAACAATTTTTCGTTTCACGACTGGCTTTTTAACGACAGGTTCATCATGGGATACATTTAATACGTCCGCTAGTTCAGTCAATTCATTTTTCCACATTGTATATATTGACGTATTTTTCACTAAGTCTAGTTGAGACTGTTTTGTATCGTAATCAGCATTTAATTTGGCGACGTTTTCTTTACTGACACTGTCCATAGGCATTTTAGTCAAATAATTGAAATTCTTGTCATTAGTCTCTTTACGGTCACTCTGCTCTTCCAGTCCATTAGTTATAAGCATAGTGTGGATGGCGTCTTTCTTCTTTCCACGCAAATCGATCGTATCATTTAAAATAAGCTGGATATATTTCACTCTATTGGCGATAATTCCCAAGTCATACTCTAACTCTTGTTGTTGTCGTTGCTTGCGTAGAATATAATGTTTTAGACGAATTGGTGTGTATTCGTGGATTATATCATAGTAATTAGTGTATTTTCGTAGCTGTTCTTTATGATTAAACAAGTTCATGTTTGTCAGATGCATGGTTGTTGCCAAATTAAATAACTTATGAATACCATTGGTTCCTTCGTGTTGTCCTACATCACCTTCCATATCATATAAATTCCCACTACTCAATCGTAATGTGAAATTTACTACAGTATCGGTTGACATATCAAGATACTCTTTAACCACAGCTGAAATAGCGTCTTTTCCTTTTCCTTTTTTTCCAACCTTAGCTGTTGTTTTCCCTTTTTCAATAAGATTTTCAATAAATAGTTTATATTTGTCTATCCAAGAGCCTATAGGCAATTCCGTAATGCGAATTTCGTTCTTATTCAAGATTGTATAACAGCCTTTTACCAAAATACGGCTATGATCATCAACTGATATCCAAGAGACACTGCCATTAAACTTATCGAAAAAGGGCAACACGTTATTATTTTCATTCATTAAGTCTGTTTTATGATTGTCCAACAACTGAATTAATTGAGGAATCATCGTTTCTACTGTTTCTGTTCCACAATTGTAAGGTAGGCTACTATCGCTTTCCAGTGTTGAAATTATATTATACAGTGTTTTTATGATATCAGTAGGATTATGTGGTAATACATCGGTACTAAATCCAGTTCCAATACCATTCGCTCCGTTAACCAATATCATAGGTAAAATCGGTACGTAAAACATCGGTTCTACAGGCGTACCATCGTCATCCAAATAATCCAAGACGTTATTATCTTCCTGACGAAACAATTTTGTTGTAATTGTATTTAATAATGTGAAAATATATCTTGGACTAGCCGCGTCTTTACCACCACCCATCCGCGTTCCAAATTGTCCATTTGGCATCAATAAATTAATATTATTGCTCCCTACAAACGTCTGAGCCATGGATATAATAGCCTCATTTAGACTCTGCTCTCCATGATGATAACATGATTTTTCAGATACATAACCACTTAATTGCGCTACCTTTATCTCTGTATCAAATAACTTTTTTAGAAAACAACTATAAAGGATTTTTCTCTGACTGGTTTTCAGACCGTCCATCAAATTTGGAATACTCCGCTCACAATCGTATTTTGAAAAATGGATCATTTCTTTGTTGATAAACTCGGTAAAATCTAACCCTTCTTTGTTTGTATCAAGATAATTAGTACGGTCATAATTTCCCAACCAAACTTTACGCTCATCTGCTTTTTTTTTATTAAAGACCATATCAATAGAATCCGCACAATGGACACCTTGTTGAAACATAATAATACGCTTGTTTTCAAAATATTCCTGGAATTCCTGTTTTGTACTCGTACCCAATCCTTTATAGTATTTTACTTTATATTTAGATATATGTTCTACTGTTTGAGTACGTTTCCATTGGTCGTATTCTCCATCATTATAAAACACCAGAGATCGCTGATTTTTTCCAGTCCCCATACTGGCTTTTAAAATAGGTGTATTCATAAAACCAAGAATGCCATATTTCAACAAATCATTCCATGCGACATCAAACATATTAATACATAGACCTTTTATATGTGTTCCGTCTAAATCTTGATCTGTCATAAAGATGACTTTTCCATAGCGTAATTCTCGTTGAACGTGTTCTTTACTTTCAAATTCCATATTCGCCTTTAATCCTAGTATTTTCTTAATATCATTAATTTCAGCATTATCCCCCAACTCTTTGGCTTTTACACCTCTGATATTTTTCAATTTACCCCTCAAAGGATAGACACCAATTGTATTACGATCGTCGGTCGTTAATCCGGAGAGAATACCCGCCTTGGCCGAATCACCTTCACATAAAATTAGCATACATTTTCCAGAATGTTTGGTTCCGGCCTGATTGGCGTCACTCAACTTTGGAATACCAGTTATACTACTCGTTTTAACACCATCCGTCCTCTTGTTGGCTTTTCTATCTTTTATTTCAGTCATAGAACACGCAATATCCATGACACCCATTTTGGCGACTTTTTCTGCAAAGGCATCGCTTACTTGACAACCAGAACCAAATTTTGAAATAGGTGTATCAAGGTAGTCTTTAGATTGGCTTGAAAATGCCGGATTAACGATATCGCATCTTAAAAACAGGTGAATCTGTTCTTTAATTACATTAGGTTTAACAATTAGTTTTTTCTTTTTTTGAATATAATCCGCAATTTTTCTAACCAGTTGATATATAATATAATCCACGTGTTTTCCACCTTTATAAGTAGCAATACCATTAACGAAACTGATTTGTTCAAAACAATCGTTTTTTGTAAGAGATACACTGTATTCCCATCGTTCATTTGGTGATTCATAAACGCGTTTGGTTGATTGTTTATCAGAGCCTATATAGCATGATACATACGATTGAAAATCTTTAACGACAATCTGTTTGTCATCTACTTTCACTTTAATACGCTTATCTGTAATAGCGGCAATATCATAAGCACGTCTAATAAGTAGTCGTTTAAAACCGTAAGTAAGACCGTCTATACCCATTCTCTCGTAATCAGGTAAAAAAGTAATTCTAGTATAGGGTTTTGTTGATCTTGTTTTGGTAATAGTAGGTTTGCAAATTTCAGAAAGGTTGTCTTTAAATTCTTGTGTGTATTTTAGACCGCGTGTATGATCAACCGTTTCAATATAACCATATTTAGACCAAATAAATATCAGTTTAACACCAAAACCATTCTTGCCTCCGACGATTTTCTTTTCTGATTTATCATAATTTGTACCTGTTCGAAGGTGACCGAAAATAAGTTCTGGAACCCAGATATGATGAGTAGGGTGTTCGACAATATCAATACCACTACCATCGTTTTCTACTGTAATAGAACCATCGATAGATAGCGATACATTAATGTATGAAACGGGTTTCACCGACGTATCTCCACCTGCGATTTTCTCTTGACAACGCACAACGTGATCACGACAATTTACAATAGCCTCGTCAAATAATTTATACAAACCTGGAATATAAGTGGTTTCCTCTTTTAAAATACTATCTGGTTGGTAATATATATCGTTAGTTCCTTCAGACATTGGCATAGGCGCCATAACATATTGCTCTTCTTGAACTTGCTCGATTGAACCAATATACGTATCAGAATTATGAAGCACATGCTCTTTGTCAGTTAGACGCTTGTATTTTTTACTAATAGCATCAGACGCATGGGTAGATTTTAAAGTATCCATTTCTATATGGTTAAATTACTTCAACTAATTGGTTTAACTATGTTTTCAATTTTATAGTATAATAACCATACACATATTTTTATGTTTATTCTATATTCTCTCCATCAATAGTACTAAACCCAATTTTGGATATAGATAAACCAGGCACTTTTTCTAGTAAAACAGCCATGTGTTTTTCCACTAGAGCAGTCTCACCTAGCATATAAATTACAGAATCTTCATGGTCTATTGTATTACAACCGCAATGTGGATAGAGTAGATTTTTATTGTCATACAATACCCATACATAGTACAAGGCTACCAAAAATGCAATAATACTAAAGACTATCACAAACCATACCAACAGACAACCACCAATAAAAGAACATGACATTATAGATTACAGATATTGTATTCTCTTATAAACAACTGTATTTATTGTTTTCCCTTTTTATTTGTAAAAAACATATGTTCTAAACAAAGCGTCCGCGTTCCTTTTTTTTGAAAAGCAAAGTAGGATTTTTTGAGAAAAATAATTTGATGAAATCCCATATATAGCATATTACTTTTTAAAAACCGCGGAAAGTGCGGACATTTTAGACATGAGACTGACTACGGGCAGAAAAAAATCCAATCCTGAAAAGTTTCATTTCATATAAAAAAAGGACGTCCGCGGAATTTCAGAATTTCCGTTTTTTGATTTTGATGGCAATGGTAAAAAATGGTAAAAAATGGTAAAAAATGATAACACTCGATGAAAAATAATTGATTAAAAAATATTTTATATGAGTAGGTTATGGTGTGGCCGCATTTTTGATTTGAATGGTTTATGGTCTTGCGACTTTTTATGCGACTTTTGCGACTTTTTTTTTGAAAAAGTCGCAAGACCATAGCTCCCGCTAATATTGTTTTTTAAGTTATATTTTATAATATTGTATAATTATAATTTTGGAACAACTTGTAAAATCAATTAATGATAAATGTCGTAGTATAGTATTGTCAGACTGTTATGGGTAAGTTGAAAGAAACATATTATTGCAAACCCTGTAATTATATAACATTAAACCGATATGATTATACAAAACATTGCTCTAGACAAAAACATTTGAAGAATACCAACCACATAGATTATGTTAAAACAGAGGTTGTTTCCTATTCCAATAAAGATACATTTGATTGTCCGTCTTGTAAACGAATTTATAAATTTCAGAGTGGTTTAAGTCGTCATAAATCTAAGTGTGTAGGATATAAACCACCAGTATTTAACACAGAAAATAATATTATTGATACTCAACAACGCCATATTACAGTACTACATAATTTAATCGAAAGGACTATTGAGAAGCAAAATACTACTATCCACCAATTATTGGAGAAAATAGACGCCAAAGCGCCAAACACAGTGACTAACAATTATAATCACATGACCATTAATTTGTTTTTAAATCAGCACTGCAAGGATGCTATGAATTTAAGTGATTTTATCAGTTCTCTCAATCTATCCATAGAAGATTTGGAATATACGGTGGATAATGGTTATGCAAAGGGAATAACCAATATATTTTTAAAACGATTGGTGGATATGTCTCCATCACAGAGACCTATTCACTGTAGCGATCATAACAGATTATTGTTTCATGTTAAAGATGATAATACATGGGAAGAAGACAATAAACACAATTATATTGATAAAAGTATTGATAGTATTACTCAAAAACAGATTCAGATGATTAAGGATTGGGAGTTGAATAATCCTGGTTGGAATAAAAGCGAGAGTGGCACCGAGTGCTACATGACAATGGTGCGAGAACTAATGGGTGGTATTGATGGTGGAGAGAAAGAAAACAAGTATGAACTTATTAAAAAAGACCTGAGTTTGAACATTGATTTAAAGTCGATATTATGAATTATACAAATCCATATATAAACAATTTAAATAAAATATATGATTATAGTTAATGGGATTTGGTGATTATATTAATTTCGACAAAGATTCACCTAATATTGAATTTTCATTTTCAAATGAGAGACCATATGTATTTAATTTTAACATGGTTAAAATTGAGGCAGGTTCAGGTTCTAGAACACCGCTATATAACTATAAGTATTCTAATATAAAGGATATAATTACAAACCAATTATATACTACCCAAACACTGCAATTTCAGAATCCACAAAACAGTTCATTACAATTTGTTGTAGAATATATAAAAATAGCCAATAATGATACTTTTGTTTACGGTTTTAACTTTTCAAATACACTAAATGATTTCAGACAACCTATTGAGAAATTTAATGATATATTATTATACGTATGTGATCAATTATTACTATTAGATGCAAATACCACGACTTCAAATACTTTTTTTTTTGTTTATAAAAAAGATACAACGATTACTGATTTCCAATTTTTACTTCTTAAAAACCAGACGCTTAATTTCATAAAAAATAATACAAACCAAGTAATACATATCGACGAAAATATGCGAGGTTTATGTAGAGTATTAAATGATAATAATGATATTGATTATAATTATAATAATGATTTTAATATAACACATCCGCGGGAATATCCAATTATTAAAAACTTAATTATCGGCGATGTAGAATTAGAAGAATATATAGATATTTCGACTGATAATACAAATATATCTGTTGGAAATGGTAATACATTAACAGGAATAAATATAAACACTTCTATTATAAACGATTTTTCTATTGGTCAAAATATTACACTTGAATATACAGTGAATAATGATATAGTAACTACTGATATTACAATTGTTAGTATATTGGATTTAGTAATAACAACATCTGAAATTTACAAAAATGACACAGATGATGTACAATTTATAACAATAAATAAGGTTAAAATAAATACATCTAATACTAATTATTTAGTTCAACAAGATAATACTTTTTTAGATTTTGATCTTATTAATGGTAGTTTAAATGATAATTCTTTAGACCCTGAGAA